GTGGACTCCATGCGTTTCTGTTCGGCCATTTCCCGCTCATAGGTGCGGTTCTCGGCCATCATGGGCACACGCCGCCACACGTCCCAAGCGTAAACCGACAGACAGGCGGCGAACACGCGGTCGTCCTTGTTGCGGCCTGACCCGTTGATGCGGTCGCCGTCCTGTACGAGGGTCGCCATCTCCTCCAGCAGATGCTTGGAGCGGACAATGGCCCCTTCAGTCCCGTAGAAGTCTCGGAACTTGTTGAAGATCAGAACCTTGTTGTCAAAACCCGTCCGCCAGTTGTAGGCGTAGCCAGAGCCCATGCTGTCAGGCCGGTGCCACAGGAACCATTTGGCTCCGTCGAGGCAGTCCTCTGCCCGCAGGGACTGAGCGGTGTCCTTGAGGTGACCCCACTGAAGGTGCTGCTTCAGCGAGGTGAGTTCTTGCATGACTTGCCCGCCGGGGCCTGAGATTTCCAGATTGATGATGCAATCTCGGTACTCAGAGGCAAGGTGGGCCATGACCCACGCCACTTGGCGGGTTTCGGGCAATGGGGTCGCATACTCGGCCACCTGAATGACTCTGTCGGCAAAGCACCGCCACACGCTGATGACAGAACGGTCGGCGTCTTCATTCCGACCATACGCCGGATCGACCCCGATCACATAGACGCCGTTGCGCTTGGGAGGCTCCCACACGCGCAGATCAAGCCCGTCCACGTCGGTCGCCTGATCCATCTTCATGGACAGGAAGTTGTCCCCAAGCCGGTAGTTCCAGCCGGTGAAGCTGGGTCTGTGCTGGTGGATGAATTGGAGGTCGTCGTTGATCCGCTTGAGATTGAAGAACGAGTGGCCAGACGCCACAAACGCCTCTTCCTCATCGGAGGGGAACTCTTCCTGTAGGCTCTCGCGCGACCGCTTGTCGGCCTTGTCGCGATACCATGCCCACTGTTCGGTAGTGATCTCCCAGCCGTACACCTCTTTCACGAGGTTGGCGGTCTGCTCCTCAAACTCGTCAAGCTCAGGGAATTGGCCCCACCACCGCTCATACTCAGGTGTACCTTCCTTGTAGCGGTACACGTCCTTGGCCCACCAGCCAATAAAGATAGCCTTCTGGGTGGGCTCGCTCTCCTTGGCCTCGTTCCACATGTCGTAGAAGACGTTGTAGCCCAGAGCCGTGCTCTCAAAGATGTACAGGCGGTTGGGGTTCTCCGTGGCCAAAGCGGCCATAAGGCTGTCGATGCCCTTCTGGTCACCCCACGAGGAGATTTCCGTGGCGTGTACAAAGTTCAGGGCGCGTGAGCGGCCAAGCCCTGAGTTCCGGCCCTTGCCCGCGCTCATGTACTGGAGGACCGACCCGTTCGCGAGGCGCAGTTCATTTCGGTTGTGCGCGACGATGGGGATGCGCCAGCCCTTGGGCAGGGACTCGATGATGTCCCCGATCATCTTGCGGAAGTTCTCGCGGTTGTCGGCGGTGTCCGCGATCATGGCCCCTTGAAGGCCGGGGTTCATGTAGAGCCAGAACAGGTCCAGCACTAGCATCACGGTGGAGATGCCCAACTGGCGGGCCTTAAGGATCACGAAGTGCCGGGTGCCGTTGCGGATGCCCTCGGCCATGCCCTCAAGGAACATCTCCTGAGCGCGGTAGAGCGTGATCGGTCCCGGCTCCTTGGTCTCCTTGGACGCGATCTTCACCTTGGACAGGAAGACGCGGAAGGCCGGGAGCCAACTGGGGATGCGGTCAACATCGACATCGTCTTCTACGGGTGCGGTAGCCATCCGTCGATCCTCTGGTGCATCTTCAACTGGCCCAACAGGCCGTCGATGCTGATGCCGTAAAACTCAAACTCTGTGCCGTCGTTCAGCAACATGGTGTGGCACTGGTCGGGGGGCGCGACCGTGAAACAGTCAATCTCTGGTGACGTGAAGATGGCCTTGATGGACGCGATGTCCACCACGGCCCGTCTGCCGCCCTTCACCAGTATCTCAGCGTATGCCTTCAATGTAGCCATCCACAGAAGTACCAATCGTCATGACGGGTATCTTCCTCAGTCACGTTGAGTGTGTAGTAAGTGCTTTCATCATGCTCACCTACCAATACGCGGTAGGCTATTCTTTCGGGATCAGTCCATCCCGCCCGTCTTACAATAGCCCCTTCAAGGGCATGAAGAAGGGCGTCACTGAACGTCATCCGCCTCGGGCTCTGTCGCGTCTCTGGCGGGGGCTTCGCACATGTAGAACTTGCGCTGCATGGCGTCTTGCATACGCTGCCAGAGAGAGGCCATGGTCTCGCCCTCGGCCACCACGCTGTTGCCGCCTTCAAGGATGATGCGGACGATGGGCACCTTCTCCTTGCCCTTCCCCTCACTCATGAAGTCGTCGCGTATCTCCACAATCTTGTCTGTCCTCAACCGCGTGGTGCGGTTGTTGACGATGTTGATCTCGACCCACCAGATGGAAGAATTGCTCATTTGCCCCTCAGTGCGCGCTTGAGTTCGTCATCATCGCCGGTCGATTGCAACACGTCGTCATGCTGTTCGGCCTCGTACTGGGCCTTCGCCGCTGCCTCCAGAGCCGCCTTCTTCTTGGCGGCTTCCTCAAGGGTGGGACGACCATTCTTCTTGGGCGGTAAGCGCACCACGCGCTCGCGCTCAAGGGTCTTCATCATCTCGTCCTGAATGGCCTGACGCAGCGCGGTGATGTTGGGGGCATCATCGTCGAGGCTCAGGGGCTGGAGCTTGCGGCGGCGCACGACCCAATCGCGCACAAATTCAGCCGCTTTCATCTTCTCCCCGAAGGTGTACTGCGGCTTCAGTTCCCCCTTCTCGTTCACGATCATGGTCTTGTCCCGCATGATCTCCGAGAAGGCCACGACCGCTAGGTCCATCTGCTCCAACAATAACTCGTCCAGCGTAGGTTCGGACCCACCGCCGCCCGGACTTGTCGGGAGTTTTGTAGGTTCGGAGCTTGGCGACACCGCCTCCCCAGAGGGGGGATTTGTCGGCTGGAACGTGATCGGCACTGATGGTTCCCTTGATTCGCTTGGGGATTTTCTTGTGAGCGTATCCTTCTGGCTTTCGCCTTGGGTCTCCCCCGTCCCTTTTTGAAAGAGTGATTTCCAGATTGGAGCGTCTGACATCGGTATAGTCTCCGTTGCGGGCTTTGACCTTCAAATTGGCGACGTATGGGATCAGGTCGGGTCTCACGCGGATTGCGATGGCGCGGTGCAAGAAGATGCGGAACATCCGGCCTCCAGCCCATTCATCGTGGATGATCCGGCGGGAACGATCAGGGCGGTCGCGGACGTACCAAGTGACTTCTTGAACAAAATCATAGTCTTCGTCGTCAATGATGACGGTCTGACCGCATTTTAGAACCAGATCGGGCATTGGTAGGGGGGCACCAAATCAGCCATCACGACGGGACAGGACCATGGATAAAATCATGCCAAAGAGCAATCCTGATAGGAAAAAACATGGGAATTTAAACGCGGTAGTTTTCAGGAAATTCCAAAAGCCCTGAGCCAGCCACAAAAAAACCCCCCGGTTTTGATGCCGGGGGGAGTTTGGACACACGACGAGGAGGACGTGTATTACTGGCTGAAGACGTAGGTCAGGGTGCCCTGCGTGTAGGCGAGCACGAAGATGCGGTAGAGGACACCGGACTGCGTCTCGGTCAGGCTGATAGAGTAACCGCCCGTGGCACCAGCAGTAGAGGCGGTGAACACGATACCGGACGGGGTGGGCGTGGTGGCTGAGTAGGCCGCGCCGATCACGTTGACCGCGCCCCAGTTGGTTCCGCCGTTGGTGGAGCGCTGGATGATGACGGTGCCCGTGAACGGGGTGCTGGCAAGGGAGCCTTGATCCAACAGCACGTTGAAGGAGATCGGAGAGCCGGTGGTCGCGGGACCAATGGCGATCACGGGGGTGAAAGAGGACGAGATGCCGGTGGCGGCAGTCGTGTAGGCGGACGTCAGAGTACCAGTAACGGGCGCAGCGGCCATGATTGCCTCCAAGGGCTATTGGGTTTTGGGAAGACCCTTGGGGGCAAAGGGTGGTCTAGATTAGGTGCGCATCTTGCGGCGCGAAGCACGACCCGTGGCGGCCCCACGCGGCATGGCGCGCGACGACGACGGAGTTCCAGCCTTACCAGCCATATTCAGTCTCCTTGGTTAGGCCCTGCGGGCCGTGTTGAACAACGATCAAGCGCGGCGCGGCTTGATGTTGAGACGACGAAGTCCGCGACCATAACCGCCGCGAGGGTGACCAGATGCAGCCATGATGGGCTCCTTTGTTATGTCAAGAGCATATCACAAGCCGGTTACGGCGTCCAAGTTCCCGGTGAGATTGAGGAACGCGGTCGTGATCTGTTCCTGTACTGAGGGGAGCGGTTCGGGTTGTGCTTCGGCACCGTGGGTGAGGTAATCCTCAAAAGCCTTGGCCCTGACGATGACCGCGTCCGCGTTCCAGTTGGCGTGGTTGCCGATGAGCGCCAATTCCAAAGCCTTGAGCCTGAGGACAGGTGCCCACACGCCAGAGGGCTGTGGGTCTACAGAGACCTCGTGGACGGGCGTCACGCCTTCAACCTTGATGACCATGGTGGGTTTCCTCTTTGAGGGTCTTGGTGATGAGTTCCATGCCTTCGGGTGTCATCGCGTACCCGACACCCCAGACACCCTTGATGGAGCCCTTCCCGATCTGGGCTCTGACCTTGTTGATGTAGACGCGCAGCATGTTGAGGGAGGGATACTCGGATATGCGGTCACGGGTGGTAGGGCGGTTGTCCAGCAGCCAGTAACGGTCAACCGGACGGCCCTTGGCCTCCCACAACACCAGTACAAACCACGCCTCTATGGGCGTCAGGTGGAAGGTCTGCATGATGGTCGCGGTATTGTCGTTCTTGACCCGCAACCCGAGTTCCGTCTCAAGCCATGCGATGCGTTCCTTCAGTTCCTCGCACCGCTCACACTCCATGTCGTACCCTTCATGACGCGGCCCCCATCAGGGTCTTGATCGCGAACTCCACCGGGTTATCGCATCCTTCCGCAATGCGGAGCAACGCGCGCTCATAGATGACGTAGAGCCGTTCACACCGCTCCCTCTCCACCAGACGCCTCTGCGCCTCCTTGAAGGCTTCCTGAGCCCCGTCCGTGATCATCTCAACCTCCGACATCGGTCAATCGCTGCTCCAGTTGGGTGATGCGGTCTTGAAGCTGTTCCACGATCACGCTCAGGTTCTGCAATTGATCGCGCACGGTCAGGGCCTTGGGCGATGCAATGCTGACCAGATTGCCATACGCCTCACGCCGCACACCCGCGATGTTGTGCTCCGTCACGGTCTTGCCCAGCATCTTGGCCATGATGTCCGCAACCACCCGGTCGTCGTACTTGCCGCGATACCAGCACGTCTGGTCCGCCCGCTTCTCCAGCACCTCGTCATTGTCCAAGAACGTCGCGACCTTGGACTTCTCAATGAACGAAAGGGTGTTGCGCTTTGCCTGTTCCATCTTCTTGTTCTCCGTCTTGCCCGCCTTTGCGGTGCGTGTGTGCATCATGATCAGTTGTGCCGGTGCCCCCGGCTTGGTCAGCCCATTGGCCAACGTGGTCGTCTCCATCAA